TCTATTGAGTTATGTGTTACTAAATTTATCTTTATTAAAGATAATGGCTATGATTTATCATGTCGTCAAAATAAAATACATGCTGCTTATGTTATGGATTTGTATAAAGAACTTTTAAAAGTTCAGATGCAATTACAAATTAAAGCTGGTAAATATATTAATTTTGATGGCTGTCGTATTTTACCCTTTTTACATGTTATGGTGTGTACACTGGAGAAGTATATTGCATTTATACCTCCACATGTTAAGGATAAAGTAGATGTTCGTAAATGTAAACCTTATTGGTGTTATATATATGGTGATCCTAGAATAGGAAAATCTGCTGTTTTACAGCCATATATGACAAATGCTTTAGCAAAGGCATTAAAGTTTGTGGACCATTATACAGATCCTGCAGCTTATGTTTTTGCTCGTAATTGCGGTGATAAGTATTGGGAACAATATAATAATCAACCAGTTGTAGCATATAATGATATATTTCAAAATTTTAAGGATGAACAAGCTATGCATACAGCAATTTTAGAATTAACTAATGTGATAGATGATGCTCCGTATCCATTGAATATGGCAGCTTTAGAGTCTAAAGGATGTACTTATTTTACATCTCAAGTAGTTATTTCTAATGCGCAAGCAGATATTGTTGGTCAGAAATTTGTCGAAGATATATGTTGGTCACGTGGCAAACATATACATTGCCGTCGAAATGTTTCGTTAGAGATGAAGTTAAATCCGAAGTATGCAACTGCAGATAAACTTATTGATTTTTCAAAAGTTTTAAAGGAAATACAAGATCCAAATGTTTATTGTTTTCCTGAAAAATTAGTTGGTGATCCAACTGAACCAATGTTTCCTGCAGATATGTATTGGATGTATTTCCATGATGTTCAAACTGGTGCAAAGTTGTTTGAAGAACCTATGATGTTTTTGGAGGCTATTGATTACGTCTGTAAAGATGCAGTAGCCTATCAACAACGTCAATTGGGGTTTAAAAATAAACTTTTTGAACATTTTGAAAAGACATGGAATACACAAATGGATCAACCAAATACTACGACTGAAGTTAAAGAAGATGTCTTTGAACCAGCTGTTAGTGTTTTTGATTTTTCATTTAAAGCATCATTATGTAGTTGTGCTCAGTTTTTTATGGAATTAATAAATGAAGGAGCATTGGCTCATTTGCCAATTGATGCTTATATGCAGGTAATAAATTTGTTTGTTCCTGGAAATCATCATTATTGTATTCGAACAAAGAAAGAAGCTTTGGATGTGTTGGATGCATGTACATATATTTTCATAAAAGAAGGTTTTGTAGGTGCACGTTTAATTCTTGCTGAACGTAAATCTTATTTTCAACGATTTGTTGGGAAAATTAAAGATTTTTGGAGTACACGTAGTGAGTTGACACAATTGTTAACTATTTTCTTTTCTGTATACTTTGGTGTTGGTTTGCTTGCTTTGGGTATACAATCTTATTTTACTAGTAAACCACAAGAAGAACAATGTCAACCTCAAAGTAGTGAAGCTAATAATAAGCCTAAATTGAATAAAATTCGTCGAAAAAAGAATACTACTTTTTTTAGTGTTCAAGCATATCAAAGTGTAAATCGTGATATTGAAAGTCGATTAGACTTACATTTTGCTCGTATACATTTTATAACTAATGTGGATGGCGTAGAACACATTTCACCAACATATGGTAATTTATTATGTGTTGGTGGTGATGT